CAAAATCTTTGACTCTCAGCTCGGCTTTCGCCTTGCCATAGCCATCCAGTTTGGCCTGCCATGCTTTTTGCTGATTCATAACTTCAGCTTCTTGCTTGGCGTTGGCTTCATCGGCTTGTCGCTTGCGATCAAACCAATCGGCCAGTGCTACCTCGAATTTGTCAGCGTCATAGTCGTATTCTTCAAGACTTGGCTTCTTGCCTAGCACGACCGGCTTGGTCTCAGTCTGTGCGGTGCTTTGCAGCTTGCCTTGCAGTTCACGGTTTTGCCGTTGCAATTCTCTATTCGTCTTACGCAGCTCTCGTACCCATTCAGGCGCATGAGTCTGTTCTTCGGGAGGTGGCGCTTCCTCACCAATGGATACGATCACCTCGTCGTTGTCGCCTTCGCCATCTTCGGTTGTCTGGTCTTCGCCCTGGTCGCCAACGGATTGTTTCTCGTCGGTGGTTTGCTCAGTGCTTTGGCCTTCGTCCTCAATGACGATGGTGTCATCGTCTTGGTTTTCTTCTCCTGATACTGCCTTTGTGTTCATCTTCTGACCCCATCAAACTCACCCATTAGAACGGCTGGGTGGATGCCGTTTATCACATTCTCGCTCTTTTTCATTCACCTTACAACTGGTTGAACGATCTGGCCTTGCAAAATTTGTTGCACTGCCTCTGCATTTGTGAGCGCCATGTTCTGTGCGGTCTCGTCGACCTTGCCCAAAGTCTCCAGCGTTTGAGCGCGTTTGAGTTCTGCGCTGGCCACGGTTTCAACGGTATCAGCTCTGGCTTTGGCTGCCTTGGCAGTTTCATTTTCGGCTGCGGCTTGCAGATACATGGCGTTCGGGTCTTGCGGCTGGCCTTGCATCTCGGCCATGAGTTCTTCGGCCTCCGTGTCGGTTGGCTTGACCACGCCCATGCGCAGGAGCTTCTTGCGGAAGTAGGAATTTGCATCGCTGATGCCTTCGCCTTCCATGTTCATCATGGCCATTGCCGTGATCACTTGGGCTGTCTCTGGGTCTTGAGTGATCTGGAGCATGCCTGTCAGGGCGCGAACAGTTGCTTGGCGCTTGGTGCTGCTCGATGGTCCAACATCAGCAATCACATCAAAGGTGGCACTGGTCAGGTCGTTTTCCATGACCACTGCACCAGTTTCCTGATCGATGCCTGGCTTCATCAGCTCGACCATGCCAGCCTCACCAGTTGGCGCGATCGTCTTCATCTTGCGCTTGTCTTCGATGTAGATGTCCTTGGCCATTGACAGCCAGATTTCACCGCATCGCTTCATGCCCTTGGCAAAGTTGCTCATGTAGATGAAGGCTTGGCCATCGACTCGGGCCTGAATCATCTCCACGGCCTTGCCTGAGATGTTGCTAACCATCTTGTCTGCGCCAGCTGGGTTGCCCAAGATGTCCTGCATGTCGGTTTCTGTGATCTGCAAGAGCGCGGCCATTGCTGGTGGGATGGCTGCACTGCGGGTGTAAGCCACTGGGCCGCTTACTGCCTGGTTGCCGTTCTGGTCTGTGATCGGGTTGATCAGCAGGTACGGATAGTCCTTGAGGTTATCCTCAGCCCACATGACTTGGTGGCCAGCAACCTGCTCAGGCGTGAGGATTGGCTTCTCGACTGAGGATAAGGCGCTGATCTCACCCAGCTTGGACAGCTGCATGTTCTTGAGGCGCTGGGCATCCTTGGCCAAGCGAACATGGCCCATGCATCGCTCGACGTTGTCGACAAACCAGCGTTTGCCGTAGACGACCACAATGGGGATGCACTTGCCTGCAATGTAGCCTGCATCTTCGAGCACCTTGCCGCCTGACATGATGTACTTATGCACGCGCTTAGTCTTGACCTTGCGCTGGCGCACTTCGACTGTGCCGATGGCTGCCAGAGTTTCCTCCAGCATTTCGTCTTTGGCAAAGTCGGCTTGGGTGTAGCGTTCTTCCTCGCCTGTGATGGTCTGGAAGATGCGAATAGTCTCGGTCTTTTCCTCGACCTTGTAGTACTCGGCCACATAGACCACATCTGGAGTGCACCAGTCAAATTCGTACTGGTGGATGATCTTTGGCCAGCTTGCTGGGTCATCACCCCAAGTGTCTTTGTATGCCTGCTGCGTCATCGATGTGACGACAAAGCAGAATCGGGCATCGGACTTGTCTTGGCGCTTGGCCTGCAAGTCGAAGAACACCGAACTGTCTGCGTCGAAGATTGGCTCGATGCGGATGCGCTGGCGATCGTCCTCTGAGTTTTCCTCGTCTTCGTAGACTGTGCGCAAGCGCCAGGCACCGATGCCGCCACCGACAGCTTCCTCGAAGGCGTTGTCGTAGGCTTCATCGGCCACAGATGCCTGCTCGTCTGCGCGGTAGAGGCCATCGCAGACCTCGGCCAGCTTGTCGTTCTCAGCGCCATCTTTGGAGACGAAGTCCACCGTGATGCGGTTGTTTCGATATTCATTGACCACTCGGATCACGGCCAGCATGATCTTGTTGACCTCGAACTTGGGTTTGTTCTCGTACTGGTCCCAGAGTGGGCCTTCCCACTGGCTGCCTGCTAGGGAGTAGAAGCGTCTGTCTTGCAGGCATTGCAAGCGCTCGTCGCGCAGTGCGCTTTGCACATCATCGAATTGCGCGAGGGCTTCGTCGTGCAGGTTCGCAAGGCGTTGATCGTTTGAGAGTCGGGCCATGTTATATCCTCATTTTGTGTGATTTTCTCACCATTTCTTTACATTTGGCAATGGAGTGAATGTTGCAGGCTTCGTGATGGCCGATCGTCTCACGCCTTCACAGGCATAACGCAGGGCATCGATCACGTGGTTTTTCTTGTCTTCGAGCACCGGCAAGATTTTGCCAGTCAGTGGGTCTTGCTTGTAACTGTACAGCGTCAGCTCGTCAATTGTGTGGATGCACCTAGGGTGCACCACGATGTCGTAGTTCTTCAGGAACTCGATGCCTTCCTCGACCGACTTCGGACCCTTGACCGCTGTCATGATCTTGGGGAAGCCATTCTTTTTCATGTGGCTGATTGTCTCTGGCCTGGCTGAGTCGGCCACAATTGGCCACTTCTCGGCCTCGGGCACCTGCATGAACAGCTCGGGTGTGTTGACAATCTCGCAGCCGACCATGTAGGCCTCGTAGTCGATGTAGAGCGTTCGTCCAACGATGTGGCAGCGCACCAGCGTGGTCGGGTCGACCGCGAATCCCCAGTCAGCACCAAGCCGGTGGATTGCGTCTGGCGGTGCCTCGAAGTCCTCGACGCGCCAGTTCTTGAACACCCTGGTGTTGCTGTTGGTGAGATAGCTTCCCATCCAGACGTGCTGATATTTGTCTGGGTCGCGCCTCTTGTCGTACTCCATTTCGTCGCGCAGGACTTGTGGAAACCAAGGGTTGTCGGTGAAGTTGACCTTCAGGACTTGCGCGTCTTTGGGTGGTGTCGGACCGCGCAGTAGGAAGTCGACAGGGTCGTTCTGTTGGCGTGGATTCCACGTAAACCACAGCTCGGAGTCGGGCTTGCGGATAGTTGGCCGCAGCAGGTCGAGGCTGGTCTGGCTCAGGCTTTGAGCCTCCTCCACCCAAGCGCAGTCGTAACCTTCGAGCGACTTTATCGAGTCGGCTGTGTGGTTTTGCATGCCTTGGAAGATGATCATGCCATCGCCTTTGCGCGACTTGATCACGGCTTCTTGCACCTCGAAGTACGCGCCAGCGTTCATTTGCTCAATCTTGGTTTCGAGCAGGCGCTTGACCGACTGGTTGAGCGACTTCTGGATTTCACGCACGCAAACGCTTCTGCGCTTCTGGTCCATGATGTGGGCCTCGATCATCAGCTCGGCAAACATGTGGGACTTGCCAGAGCCTCGGCCACCCCAAGCGCCTTTGTATCGGCTTGGCTCCAGCAGTGGCACTGCCCATTCTGGGGTTTGGAGTTGCAGGACTTTACCCATTCTTGACGATCACTCGCTCGATCTTAGCAAACTCCAGAGGCGCACCGTCTGCGCCAGTCAGCTCATGCTTCTGGGTTTCGGCCCATCGCATTTGCGTCTTGCTCCACCAGATGGCTGCGGTCGTGTCGCCTGCCATGACCTTCTGGAATAGGGTTTTCCCTACCTGTCCGTTGGCCTTTGCTTTTCCTGACAGCAGTTCGGTTGCGAAGTGCTTGCGCAGGGTATCGGTGTCGATTCCATCGCGCACCAGCACTGCGATCTGTTCGATCGGTAGACCGTAGCCGCTGAGTGCTTCGACCTGTTTGCGCTCGGCATCGGTTGGCTCAAATGCTGGCCGACCAGCGCCTGGTCGAGCACCTCCATTGGGTCCGGCCTTTTTTAAGACCGATTTTTCAGTTTTCGTTGCCATTTTTTACCTCCGCGAAAGGTTTTCCGGTTTCTGCGTGTGTTGCGATTTTGCCAGTGAAGTCCTGCCAGCGCTTGACGATCACATCGACGAACTTCGGGTCCAGCTCCATCAGGCGTGCTTTTCGGTTTGCTTTTTGGCAGGCAATCAGTGTGCTTCCGCTGCCACCGAACAGGTCGAGGACGATCCATCCATCCATGCTTGACCATTCCACCATGCGTTGCACTAGGCTGACTGGCTTCATTGTTGGGCGCAGGTCGCTCTTGGTTGGCCGGTCGTGGCGCACAATGGTGGTTGGCATTTGCTCTTTGATCTGCTTAAGCATGGCCACCAGCTCGTCCTTTTTCATCTTGTCGATGTCCAGGTCGTCATCGATCACCGTGGTCAGGGTGAAATCACCGCAGAAGTGGTGGCCTTTTCCTTCTTTCCATCCGTAGAGGATAGGTTCGTGTTTCCAGTTGAAGTCTTGGCGCGAGAGGGTGCCGCTTTGCTTCACCCAGATCAAGACTTCGGAAAGTTTCAGTCCTGCTTCGACCAAACAGTCTGAGAAGGCTGCGCGTTCGGATTCTCCGTGTGCAACGTAAATCACCGCGCCTTCGCGCATGTTTTCGAAGTACCTGGCATAGACCGCTTGCAAAAACTTTCTGAATTCTGACTTGCTCATGTCGTCGTTCATGATCTTGCCTGCTTTGCCATCGACCGCCACGTTGTAGGGTGGATCGGTCCAGACGAGATCGGCTTTGTCGCCATCCATGAGCTTGGCCAGATCGTCGGCCTGCGTGCTGTCACCGCACATGAGTCGATGCTCGCCCAGCAGCCAGACATCACCACGCTGGCTTTTCGGTTGTTCTGGGATGCTTGGGACTTCGTCTTCGTCGGTGTGTCCATCGGTTGGTTCTGGTGCCATGAGCGAGGCGAGCTCATCTTTGCTAAATCCTGTGAGCTCCAGATCAAAGCCAAGGCCTTGCAGGTCTGCCAGTTCAAGGCCGAGCATTTGGTCGTTCCATCCAGCGTTCAGCGCCAGCTTGTTGTCAGCAATGACGTAGGCTTTCTTTTGTGCTTCTGTCAGGTGATCGAGTTTGATGCATGGGACTGTGTCCAGCTTCATGCTCTTTGCCGCCATGACTCGACCGTGGCCGGCAATGATTCCACCATCACCATCAACCAGCACCGGATTGGTGAATCCAAATTCTTTAATTGATGCTGCGATCTGGGCGACTTGCGCATCCGAGTGTGTTCGGCTGTTGCGAGCGTATGGAATGAGTTTGTCGATCGACACGTATTCGATCTTGGTTTTTGAATCGTGGGTTTTTGTGGTCATTGTGTATTGTCCTTCATGTTTTCGATTCGCGCCAGCTTCATCGCATCTTTTAAATCCATCCTGAGTTGCTCGTTTGCGGCCTGCTCATCTTGAAGTCTGATGTAGACCTCAGTTGCAAACTTGGCCAGCGTGTCATGTTGCCAGCTCACAAAGTTTGGGGTTTCACGTTTGTTGTTCATGTTAGTACCTGCTCACCTTTCTGTGGATAACTTGACCTTCAAAATCTGCCGCATCGATGCCCCCCTGTTCCCCTCACCCTAAAGGGTGTGAGGGGAGGGGAGGGGGCTTTTCGAGCGTTTTGCCCCCTAACCCTGATTTGCCCCCTAGGGGGATTCAGGGGGCTAGGGGGGTTCATTCTTGGCCACCTTTTCGCATCATCATGGCACTCGATTGCACATCGTCGATCACCAACCAACCGTGTTCAAGTGGGCTGATGATCTCGGACAGGATGAGTGCACCGATTAGTTTTTCTGGGTAGGCCGCGCTCAGATCGTTCTCAATCGTGCGTGGTTTTCTGCCATCGGCTGCCAGCTTGTCTTTGAGTGCCGATCTGCTGATATAGGGTAAACCCTCGCGTATTTCAGCGCCTGTTCCCCACCATGCGTTCTCGAATGTTTTGCGATGCGCGTCCAGTTTCGACTCTTTTTTCGGGGCTGTTGGTGCTTCAGTTTGAACAATCACAGCGCTTGTGACCTGTTGGTCGTCTTCATCGCGCCAGCCAGGGATGGCCACTTGTTGCAGCTCAACGTGGATGGTCTCGGCCAGTTCTGCGTCTTTGGACTTGCGCTGAATGATTTGCATTGGCTGGTCGTTCTTGCCTGGCACGATGCTGATCTCGATGTCCAGAGCACCGCGCCATGCGCTTGAGCCTCGCGCCCTGTGCTGGGCTTCGTCTGACACGCCTGTGTGGTGCACCAAGATCACCGAGCAGTTGAATTCCTGCATGAGTGCGTTGC